CGTCTTTGCAAAATAATACTTTTGAAGTAACGCTATATCAAAGTTATGCAGCGTCAGAAACAGAAGCAACTATTTACGGCCTTGTCGGTATTCAAACAACTATTACGGTTTCGCCTACCGCTGCGGGCCTTGTAACGCCTGGCGCTACAGAACCAAAATATACGCTTACAGGTGCTTACCTTGAAAGTCATACGCCAATTAACGCAACTTTAGGCGAACTATCGACTATTACACTTACGTTTACTGGCGGCGCGCTAACTAAAGCCGTTTCATAATGGCGCGGCTTTTGCCGCTGAGAACTAACAAAACAAGCAACACTAATAAAGTGCTGCCCTACGAAAGGCATATATGCAATTAACCCTTAAACCCGTATTTAAAGACGGCAATAGTTACGAAGTGCAAACTAATTTAATGACCATAGTTTTATGGGAAAGAAAATATAAGCGCAAAGCGTCAGATATGGCGTCAGGTATTGGCGTAGAGGATTTAGCGTTTATGTGTTACGAAGCCAGCCGGCTAAACGGAATAACCGTACCCGCAAACCTTGACGCGTTTATTAACAGCCTTACTAATATTGAGGTAATCGACCAGGCGACCGATTTAAAAGTAGACCAGGAACAGTAAGTTATCTTATGGCTGAAGTTCTGATTACTTGCCATTACTGGCCTAGCCATATCGAATTTGGTATATCTGATTTGTATACAGTGGTTGACATTTTAAACAAGCAAAATAAAACTTATGTCTGACCCTAAATTAGTTATGCAGATAGAAGGCGTTAAAGAAACTTTGGCTGAACTTAACAAGTTTGACAAGGTTTACAGACGGCAGGTAACTAAAGATATTAAAGGCGCTGGCGCGCCTATTATTGCTACAGCCCGCCAGTTAATAGGCGACGCGCCGCCATTATCGGGTATGGTTCGCGGCAAACTTATTAAAGGCCGCGAAGTTTATTGGTCTAACAAAACCGCTAAAGCTGGCATAAAAATTAAAGTAGGTAGACGCGCCAGTAAAGGCGGCACAGTTCAATTTAAAGACCAATTTGACGCAGAAAATAACCCGCGCGAAAGTCATAGCGCAACTTTTAAAGCCAGGCCCTATCAGTTAATGGTCGCCCAGCAATTAGATGCAGCCGGCGCTATCTATGACCACGCAGGTATTAAAACAAGTAATACTAATTTTGTAACTAATTTAAACGTCGAAGTAGGTAGCCAGCCGCGCGCCATTGACCCAGCCGTAGAACAGCATAGGGAAACGGTGCAGTTTGCCGTTAAACGAATTGTAGACGAAGTAGCTAAAACGTTAAACAAAAATTTAAAGGTTCGCTATGGCAATTAACATACCTATTACGTCAAGTTTTGACGATACAGGATTAAACAAAGCGCAAAAAGCTATTAGCGGTTTAGGCGGCCCAGCTGGCAAGTTAGGCAATATTCTTAAAGCTTCTGTAGTACCAGGGCTTATAGCTGCCGCTGGTTCGGTGCTTGTATTTACTAAAGGCTTATTGCCGGCTATTCAGGCGGCCAGCGATTTACAAGAAAACACTAGCAAAATTAAAGTAATTTTTGGCGACGCTGGCAAAGCTGTAACCGATTTTGCTAAAACCGCTGCGCGCGAAATAGGGCAAAGTCAAAATCAAGTTTTAGCCGCTGCCGGTACTTTTGGTACTTTTGGTAAAGCGGCTGGTTTAGCTGGCGACCAGTTAGCCACGTTTACTACAGATTTTATTTCTTTATCGGCTGACCTGGCTTCGTTTAATAACACGACGCCAGACGAAGCCATTAACGCTATTGGTTCGGCGTTACGCGGCGAAGCTGAACCGTTACGCAAGTTTGGCGTTTTGTTAAACGACGCCACGTTAAAAGCTGCCGCGCTTGAACTAGGTATTTATTCAGGTAGCGGCGCGTTAACAGCGCAGCAAAAGATTTTAGCTGCACAAAAAGTTATTTACGACCAAACAGGCGACGCGCAAGGCGATTTCGCGCGAACGTCAGACGGGCTAGCTAACCAGCAACGTATCCTTAGCGCACAATTTGAGAACGTAAAAATAAAAATAGGTGAAGCGCTTTTACCTGTTTTTTCGTCTTTAGTAAAATTTTTAAACGACAACGTTTTACCAGCTATGGACAGGGTAGTAACAGCGTTTGGCGAACAAGGTTTAGGCCAGGCCTTGCGCCAGGCTGTAGCCGAAACTGGTAGCGCTGGTAAAGGTTTAGTTTCAGCGTTTAAATTTATTGCCGTTAACGCCGCAAAAATGGCAAACGTTGTATATAAATCGGTTCAAGTTCTTATAGCGCAATTTCAATTTCTTACAGGTAACCCGTTAGACGCCATAAAAACTATGGGTAAAGTGTTTGACAATTTTATAGACGTAGACGCGTTAGCACAAAGTTTTGACACTTTTGCTTATCAAGTACGCGTTTTAGAAGGCGCTATAGCTAGCCAAAATCAAACAGTTTTAGACGCCGAAGCCCGTTTAGATAGTTTTGGCGCAAAAGCTAAAAAAGCGGCTGCATCATTATCAGACCCAGACGACCCTAAAACGTTAACAGGCGCAGCTAAAAAAGTTAGCGAAGCCGTCAAAGAAGCAGCTAAAGCTTTAGATAAAGAAATGGGCGACGCACTCGACGCCGCTAAAGACCGGCTAAAAAAAGCGCAAGACGCGTTTAATAATTTTGCTACTTCTGTTAGCGACGTTATTAAAGAAGCGTTAGATTTTGGCGCAGCATTTGAAGAAGGCGGCGAAGACGCCGGCACAACGTTTTTTAGTGCATTAGAAAAACAAGCTAGCAAAGCTAAAGTTTTTGCTGATTTAATTGAACAACTTTTAGCCGCTGGTTTAGGTTCTGAGGGTTTGCAGCAAGTTATCGACGCTGGCATAGAAAGCGGCACAGAAATAGCTAAAGAACTTTTAGGTTCAGCTACCGGCGTTTTTAGGGCTAATAAGTTAATAGAAGAAACTAACGCTATTGCTACGCGCATTGGTGAAGTGTCGGCTAATAATTTTTATGCGGCTGGCGTATCTAACGCCCAGCAATATTTAGCCGGCGTTGAGGCGGCTATGGCTGTAGCGCAAGCCAAACTAGGCAAAAAAGGTATAAAACTGGCTGACGTCAAAGGTATTAGCAGCGGTTTTAATAACGCCATTAGCGCGACGCCTACCCTTACAGCGCCTACTATGCCTAGCGTTATACCTATTGGCGCACCTACTAACGAAGGCCAGCCAGCCGGCAACGTAACAATAAACGTTAATAGCCAGCTGGCTACTAAAGCCGAAATAGGCGAAGCCGTTACCGACAGTTTGCGCGCCTATAACCGTCTATCTGGCCCGCTACAGCTACAAATCGCGTAATGGCTGGCGTCGCGGTAGTCGGTTCGGGTAACTACGAACTGTTTATAGATACAGGTTTTATTCAAAACGGCTTTATTTTAGACGATTTAACCGCAGGCGTTTTAAATAATACGCAATACGTTTTAGACGGTACTACTAATTTTGCTGGCGTTTTAGACGGTTGCATAAACGTAAACGTTAAACGCGGGCGCGCTGACATTGGCGACCAGTTCGGCGCCGGCACTATGACTTTTACGCTTAGCGATACGTCAGGTATTTTTAACCCGTTTGACGAATTAAGCCCCTTTTTTGACCCTACTTTAGCTGAACCAGGTTTAGCGCCTATGCGTAAAGTCGAGTTAGTCAGATACGACGATTTAAGCGCAGCCGAATATTTGTTTAAAGGCTACATAGTGAACTATAACTACAATTTTGCATTAGGTGGAATAGATACCGTAACGGTTTTTTGTGCTGACGATTTCTATTTATTAAGCCAAACCGTATTAGACGAATTTAACGTAAGTCAAGAATTAACTAGCGAACGTTTAGAAGCTGTTTTAGATTTACCAGAAGTAGCGTTTCCAATAGCGGCGCGCAATATTTCAACGGGTACGCAAACGTTAGGCGGTTCGGCAGCGTTTACCGTACCGCAAGGTACTAACGCGCTGGCGTATTGCAGCCAAATTAACGACGCTGAACAAGGCCGCCTATTTATGTCGCGCGACGGTGCTTTAACTTTTCAACCAAGACTAGGCAACACGCTTAGCGGTTCAATAGCGGATTTTCACGACGACGGCACGAACCTAAAATATAACAATTTGGGTATTAGTTTTGAAGCTGACCAAGTAATTAACAGGGCAGTAGTACAAATTTTAGGTAGCAATAACCCGCAAACCGCAGACGACGCCGCAAGCCAAGCCAAATATTTTATACAGACACAAAGCATTACTAATAGCCTTTTGCACGACGACCCGGCAGCGGCAACGCTGGCCAGCTACCTTTTAGAAGGCGAACCAGAAGCCCGCTATACGTCTGTAGGTACGGCGTTTAATATGTTAACTACCCTGCAGCGCGACACGCTGGCATTAGTCGATATAGGCGACACAATTACTATAGAAAAGACGTTTGCTAGCGGTTCTGGCACTACTGAATTAGCGCAAGAATTAAGCGTAGAAGGTATTGAACACGTTTTAAATATTGGCGACGGGCATAGTATTTTACTGTTTACCAGCCCTACCGTAATCGTTTACGAACTAATTTTAGACGACGCTATTTACGGGATACTAGACGCGGATAACGTTTTAGGGTAATCTGAAAGGTACTTATGGCAAACGAACAAACTTCAGTACCGCTATATGCAGCTAGCGAAGTTTTGACGGCTGCGAATATGAATATTAGCGCGGGTACTGGCGTGCCAGTTTTTGCTACTACGGTTACGCGTGATGCCGCGTTTGGTGGCGCTAATGAGAAGGTGCTTGCCGAGGGTCAGTTGTGTTATTTGTCTGCGACTAATGTTGTGCAATATTATGACGGCGCGGCGTGGGCGACAGTAGGCCCAGCGGCGGCTAGTGGTTTGGTTTGTGTTAAAGCCGAAACAGCGTTTACAAGTGCAACGACCGTAAACGTTAATAATGTTTTTAGTGCAACATATACAAACTATTTAGTCATTTCAACGTTTATCGGTACTACAGGTGATGACCTTAGTTTACGTTTGCGTGTTGGCGGTGTAGATAATTCGACAGCCAGTTCCTATGTGCGTCAAGGTACACAAACAAATGGAAGTACTTTGTCAGGGTTTAGAAGTAACAGCGCGCAAACAAAATTTGGAAGTTTTAACACTTCTGGCACAAGTTTTGCAATGTTTCAATTTTGTAATCCGTTTAGCGCAACGACCACAAACATTTACGGCAACTTTGCTGAGCCGGGTGCAGCAAGCACAATTGACAGCCAATATACATTGCATAACGCGGCGTCAAGTTTTGACGGTTTTAGTTTATTGTGTTTATCAACAGGCAACGTAACAGGTTCATTTACTGTTTACGGTTACTCAAAGACGGTATAAATTATGGCACTTAAAATAAACGACAACGGCATAGACCGAGATATGACAGCACAAGAAGAAGCCGCACATATAATTTTAAGCAACAATTACAAAGCAGAAAAGGAAATTGAAGCCGAAGCAGCCGAAGCCAAAGTTGCAGCGCGTCAAGCCGTCTTAGACAAACTTGGATTAACAGCAGATGAAGCCGCAGCACTA